AAGAGAGAAGAAGAACTAACTATAGACTATAAAACATTGGTTCCAAAAGAACAGTGGCAAAACTATTATCACGCATGAGACAAGTATTCAAGAAACGATGCAGCATTGACGATACTTGACATAGGACTTAGCGTATGGTATACTACGCTAAACACAGGAGACTATTTAGATGACTCACGATTTTAATTATGTTTGGGATATGGTTCGTGATCTTAGGGCTACGAGTAGCACTATTGACAAGCAAGGAATTATTCTAGACTATTGTGGACACAAAAGTTCCGCAGCATCTTTTACCAAGAAAATTCTTCTCTATACATATCATCCTCTATGGCAGTATAATGTTACCAGTGATAATCTGAAAAAAAAGAATTATCTTATAGCAAGAAAGAACGAGTACAACAATTTTTTTGATTTGCTTGACGCTCTAAAGGGTCGTAAAATTACTGGGCATGACGCTATCGCTGCGGTCAATAGTTTTATTGAACATAATGACGAATACGAAGAACTTATCCATTGCATTATTGACAAGGATTTGAAAACCCGTGCTGGTGACAAGATTATTAACAAGGCTATTCCTGACCATATTCCAGAATTTAGTGTTGCTCTGGCAGATAAGTATGAGCCTAAACTTGTAGATTGGAAGGATGGATGGTATGTTTCCCGAAAGATTGACGGTGCTAGATGTATTGGTATTGTTGATAGTAATGGTGATACTACCTTCTACTCCCGCACGGGAAAGGAATTTGATACTCTTGCTGTCGTTAGGGGCGGTATTAAGGCTCTTAACATTACTGATGTAGTATTTGATGGCGAACTTTGTCTCGTAGATGATGAAGGTAATGAGGATTTTCAAGGAGTAATGAAACAACTCAAGAAGAAGGATCATACCATTCCTAATCCTTCGTTTAAGATTTTTGATATGATTACTCACGATGAGTTTTACAGTAAAAAGGGGACAAAGAATCGTCCTTATTCTATTCGCTTGGCGAATCTTACAGAGATTATGAGTAAGAACGAATGTCCATGTCTAACTCTTCTTGAACAAGAATTGATCCATAATGATGAGCATTTTCAAGAGTGGGTTAAAGAAGCCGCTGATTATGGCTGGGAAGGAGTAATGCTACGAGCAGATGAACCGTATAAAGGTAAACGTAGCAAAGAACTACTCAAAGTTAAAAAGTTTTTTGACGATGAATATAAGATTGTAGACGTTGAAATGGGGCCATTTCGCTATGTTAAGAATGGTGCAGAGTGTGAGGAAACTATGCTTTCTTGTGTAATGATTAAGCACAAAGATCATATTGTGAGGGTTGGTAGTGGTTTTTCTATTGAGCAGAGACAAGAATTCTATAAAAGTCCTAATAAGATTCTTGGCAAAGTAATTTTAGTGCAGTATTTTGAAGAAACTAAGAACCAAGACGGGGGTATTTCTTTAAGATTTCCTACGTTTAAATATCTTTATGGAGAACAGAGGGATACTTAATCTTTCTCTGATAGCATATACAATGCTGATATTACTTAAAAAAGATAGATACCCAATTAATAACTTTACTATTTATGGTGAACGACATTCTGGAACAAATTTACTAGAAAGTCTAGTAAAACAATCTTTACGACTGCCCATAACTTGGGAATTTGGATGGAAACACTTTTTTGGTTTTGTTAAGTATCAACAAATAGTAGACGCTAAAGAAACTTTATTTTTTGCCATTACCAGAAATCCTTATGATTGGATTATGGGTATGAGTAAACAACCATATCATGTTCCAAAAGAGAACGAAAGGCCGATTAAAAACCTTTTATTAAATGAATGGGTATCTATAGACGATTATAGAAAAGAAATAAAGGAAGATCGTCATTACTTAATTGGTCGTAAATATAAAAATATCTTTGAGATGAGAAAAAATAAACTTCAATATATAATAAATTATATGCCCAAATTCTGCAATAATTTATGTATAACAACCTACGAACATATCACCGAAAACACAACTTCTTCTGTACAAATCTTATCTAAATACTTTGGACTACAATCAGATATAAAAAAACTGCCTTTAATATGGTCAAGAAATAAATATGATATATCTCCAGAGACTAAAGAAATTATAGATTCTCAGATTGATTGGAACTTAGAAAGTTTTTTTGGATATAGTGCCAGACCATAGCCGATAAGTAGGTTTGACAAACGGATTGTGTTTGGTATACTTGGAGAAAAGGAGACCGCTATGCAAACCAATATTGATGTTAGTGAAACTAAAAAGACTATGATGGACAAGACTAAGGCTGATATTTTTTTTGAAACATTCCCAAAAGATAGGGTTGTTGCCTACAAAGAATATTGGGAAAGTGTTCGTCCACAGAATGTTGACGATATTTTTCGCAGATACCTGTTTGCCTATTGCTCTGTTCATACAACTTGGAAGGGTAATTGTGCAGGATATGGTGCTATTAAAAATTTTGCTGAATGGATTGATGACGAGAATCTTTTGAGAGAAAAACTTCATAAGAGTGGCGTTGGTCTACATAATAATCGTACAAAATATATTTGGGATTTTAATCAGAAGTTTTGGGCCAATCCTAAAGACTTTTATTTTACAACTAAGAAGGGTCATGTTAAGAAGCGTGATGCTATTGTTAATAAAATTAAGGGTATTGGTCTAGCAAAAGTCAGTTTTGCGTTGGAAATGATTCATCCAAATGAGGCTCGTGTTTTGTGTGGCGACGTTCATCAACTCAGGCTTTACGATATGGAGCATCTGAAGTATAATAAGAGCAGATCGGGCATTGATACCTATAAAAAAATGGAACGTCATTGGATGGTAAGTTGTGGAAAACACAAGATTCCATCTTATATTGCACGATCTATTTTTTGGGATGCTTTGCAAAAAAAAGAAGATAGTAGATACTGGTCTTTTGTACTGGAGCAATAATTATGAGTCAGAACGGAAAAGGAGACAAGCAGAGACCAAAGTCTGTAGACTACAAAACTTGGGAAAAAAATTGGTATCGAATTTTTAAACCAGAACATAAAAAAGAGAATGACTATAGAAAAAAACATGATTAGTTTTGATAAAAACAAGACCTTATTTTTAATATGTGATTGTGGTGGAGAGATTTTACACATAGAATATGACCATGAAATTAAAATGGCAGATTTTGCTATTTTTTATAATGGTATTGAAAGCTATCGTATGTCGTTATGGCAGAGACTACGGTATGTCTATCAAATACTTTTTCATAATAAACCATATGCGGATCAGATGATTTTAAATCAACGTCAATTAATAGAGCTTCAACATTTTTTAGAGTCATTAGATTATGTCAATAGACAAAGATAATCAATTTTTGTTATGGATATCAAACCGTTTAGTTAATAAGTACGGAGAAGATCCGGCAATTGTTAATAGAATGATATCTATTATAGCCAAAAATAGACTTATACAATCATCTTATACTGAAGGAAATAAAAATACTTCGATAGGTATTATTAATACTATTAACTATTTGACTAACCTACAAAAAATGTTGAGTCAACAACATCAATCTTTAGTGTCTCAGTTAAACCCCCATAATCAAAAACAATTCAATATTTCAGATACTAGAACAGACTTCGATAATATTGATATAGAATCTTTAATTAGGGGTATATAAGTAAAGCTATTAGAAGTGTGGGGTTGTGCTATTTATAGGAGATATTCAATGAGTATAATGAATAGTTTCTTAGGGGATGAATTGGCCCATAAGGTAAAGTGTCTTTCTTTTGCTCTAGAAAATGCTAATTCTATTATATCTAAACTACAAGAAGAAAATCAAGCGCTGGAGGATATGTTTCGGGTATTTTTTGATAGCGAACGCATAATTACTGATCGCTCTGATTTTATCGACTAAAAAAGGATTGATAATATCATATGAAATATATTTTCGTTGTCCTGTTAGTATTTTTTGTGTCTCCATTGACAATAGCTGCTAACCAAGAGGCAGTTATTATTTATGAAAACCATAATATTGCAGTTGATATTTCTAAAGAACAAAACAAACCACTACTATTAATATTTAGTGCTGATTGGTGTGATTATTGTACAAAATTAAAGACAGAAATCTTAACAACTAATGAAACCAGCGATTATGTTTCATGTATAATTGATGTAGACAACAACAAAGATTTAGTCAAAAAATATAAAGTTAGAATCTTACCCACTTCAATCGTTATTAAAAACGGCGAACAGGTTATTAAAAGCAAGACTGGATTTAAAGGGGAAAAAGATTATCTAAAGTGGCTAGGCTTGTGATTCTGTACGAAAACAAAATTTTTCAAGACCCATCCATTGACAAGCCGATAACACAGGATACAATAAGGATGTTGATACGAGAGTTCTGTCGTGTGACCGACTCGGATTAACAAAGATTTGGAAAGTGAATTTGGAGGTTGATTATGACTGATACTATTACAGTTTCTAAGCAGAGTCGTGTTCGTTGCTCTGATGAGCAGTTTCTTGAAGCGGTGTTTTCTAGCAAGACATATGCTGAAATAGCATCCAAGACTGGTCAGAAGATAGCTAGTACAATGGCTCGTTTTGCTCGTACTAAGGCCGCTCTTTCTAAGAAGGGCATTGATCTTCCCGCTATGGAACGTGCGAAGCCCGTTAAGACGGTTGATAATGTTGAGGCTATGGCCGACATTGTTCGTCGCCTCAAGGCTCATACTAACGGTTGATTATTCAATCATATACATTCTGTCTACACGAACTACGTTTGAGGCTCAACAAATAGTCAACCTCATAAAATTGGTTTGTGTAGTCAGATGTATTATGGCCCGGTAGACCAACGGCAGAGTCACGAAACTTAAAATTTCGCAAGTATCGGTTCGAATCCGATCCGGGCTATCTAATATAGTATAAAATATTCCTAAGACTAAAAACTTATATGAATCAAAACACTAATGACAATATTGTTCACATGGTATGGATAGGAAATAAGCTTCCTCCTCTAGCTATTCTCTCTATTAGGTTGTGGCAAAGATATAATATAACTCCTTATCTATGGAGCTATTCTAGTATAGAGAATGTTCCTGATGGAGTAGTTTGTAAAAACGCTTCAGAAATTATGCCATCGGATTCCATGTTTACTTTTGAAGGAGATAGAGAAAATATCAATTTAGCTAATGATGGCAAAGGATCATATGCTCATTGGTCTGATATATTTCAGATGACCCTTTTAAATGAATATGGGGGATGGTATTCTCAATTAGATGTTGCTCTTTTAAACCTACCAACAAATAGAACATATTATTTTGCTAATCATTTCATGAATCGCGTTATTAATACCTTTGTTATGAAAACGCCACCAAATGCTCCGTTTATACCTAAGTGTTTAGAACATATGAACAGAGAAATAAATAAAATTACTGCCAATAAGATTAAGTGGTATGATTGCATGAAAATAATAGGCAAATATGTTTATGAAGAAGACCCACTTAAACAATATATTTCTAATAATGTCATAGAATGTGGATTAGATTTATTTGTTCATTCCGAACATCGTCCCAGTAACAAAATAGAATTTATACACTGGTGTAACTCAAAATGCCAAGACCAAAACGAGTTAATACATAAATGTCATAAAAAATCATTACTATACGAACTGCTAAAACAAGAAAGTATAGTATGAATAAATATTCTGATCCTTTAGATACTATTATAGATTTTGCATGGGCGGCTGGTGCTGATCGGTTTTGGGTAAATAACGCCAAAGATGAACTTAAAAAACTAAGATCAAAAATAAAAGAAAATACTACCAAACAGGAAGATAAAGATGGTGAACATACCTTATAAATTTTATCGTGGAGTAGTTCATAGTCCTAAAAATCCTAAACATCCTAATTTTAGATTCTTAATCGTAGACACTGTCTATGAGAAACAGAACGAAAATGGAGAATATTATATTGATTCCTTCAATAGTCGTGAAGATTTTCTTCTACACAATCCAGATCAAGGGGACTCTTTTTATGGAGTATATGGTTCTTATTGGATAGATATTCCAAAAAACTGTTTAAAGATTACAGAAACCAATAACTTAAATGAAGCAATTCTTATTGCTGAATCAATTATGGGCAATACTATTATAGATACTACCTTCTAATGATTAATACACAATACAAGATTGATTGTAGTGATTGGTTTGATGAAGGGGGTTCCTGTCAAGTATATCCAATAAAGAATTATACAAAGCTACTTTTCAAAGAATTTAGATCAAAAAAAAATGCCTTAGAGTCATTTTGTATACATAAAAAACTAGCTAAGTTTGATCTGGCGTCTAAAGTTTATTCAGAAGTTTGCAAACTAAACTTTTCCCAAGAAGAAGATGTTCTTTTTGATCAAATTAGTAATTGGGGGTATATTACAGAGAAGGCTAAGGTCTATGATAAAGTACCACTAGACCAAATACAATCATTAGTTGAAAAGATTTATAATAAAACAGGTTTGAACTTTTGGGATTGTCATTACTATAATGTTGGGTTTGTTAGACGTTCTCAGAAATTCAAGCTGGTTTGCATAGATACTGGTAAAGAAAGCTTTTTAAGAGATTCAAATGCTTGGGGGTTTAACTTTCCTGGTCCAAAATGTAATTATTGTGATCAATATCAGTGTAAATGTACAGAGGATTAATTATGCCATATATTAAAGAAGAGAATAGAATTAGTCTAGACGATTGTATAGATCATATGGTTATTTGTTTGAAAAATAGCGCTTTTAGAACATCATTTGATCCAGATAAAACGCATTATCTAAAAAAGGAACTGAACAATGAAGATTTTCTAGCAATAGTTGGCGATATAAATTACTGTTTTTCTCGCATAATTACTGGTACTATGGGTGATGTTTCTTACCCTAAAATTGCTGTCATTACTGGTGTATTAGAGAATATTAAGCAAGAGTTTTATCGTCGTGTTGCTACTCCTTATGAAGATTTGAAAATTAAACAGAACGGCGATATTAAGGAATATAAAAAATACTAAAAACAAAGAGAACAACAATGTCTAGAGATTTTGATAATATAGCTAAAGAAGTTATAAAAAACAATAAAGAAATTCATAAGGTAGATGATAAATTATCTAAAGAATTATTTTCTATGGATAAAGATATACAAACGTTAAAAAAAGACCTTAAAAATATTGGAGATAAGGTAGATACTATTTTAGATCTATTAAATAGTCTTGTTATAGTAATGGAAGACGCTCAAGAAATACAAGATGAAGATGATTTAGATGAATATGAATCTAATGAGGGTTGGCTTCCAGAAATAAATAGTTGGGAAGACAACTATGAAGATAATGATGAGAACGAACAAGACTAATGGCTAGTTTAGCTTTGATAATATCTGTATTATTTTTATCTGTACTAATAATAGGACCATTAAGTTACCTTTTATCTTTGTTTGATTGGACGCCCAATATTCTTGTATGGATTATGGGATTGCTTTGCATACTGGTAGGAGGTCTGACATTCGCTTTGCCGGTGGTCTTTTTAAAAGTTTTGGGTCTGATAGACATAGCCATCGGGTTTAAAATAATCTCAGACAGACAACAAAAGAAAAGTGGTGCTTGACAAGACAGTTTGACGATGGTATACTTGAGCCATCACAGGAACGATAACATTTTTGGAGAATAACGATGAAGTTGGCAGATAGGACTATTGAGACTCACAGCGTTGGAGTTGCAAGCAAGAATCAGTTTAATATTGCTCAGACGAGCAAGATGTTTAAAATCCTTTCAGACTCTCTTTATTCTGACAAGGTTATGGCTGCGATTCGTGAGCTTTCTACTAATGCTTATGATAGTCATATCTCTGCTGGGAATAAGAATCCTTTTAAGGTAACTTTGCCTACAGCTTCCAATCCTACTTTTATGGTAAGAGATTATGGTACTGGTCTTAGTCAGGAAGATATGGAGGACTTGTATACCACTTATGGTGCTTCTAATAAGAATGATAGTAATGATTTTGTTGGTTGTCTTGGTCTAGGATCCAAGAGTCCCTTCGCATATACCAAAAGCTTTACCACCGCATCATATTACAACGGTAAGAAGTATACCTATATTGCGGCGATTGATGAGAGCGGTGTTCCTACTCTGAATCTTTTCAATACTTCAAATACGTCTGAACCTAATGGTCTTGAGATTAGTTTTGCTGTTAAGCAGCACGACTTTCAAGAGTTTACCGATAAGGCTAAGAGAATCTTCCATTATTTCCGTATGAAACCCATCCTTGAAGGTGGCATCGGGAATAATCTGCAAGATCATAAGTATAGTAACACCAATATTATCATTAGCGGTGAAGGTTGGAGGGTTTGCCGACTTAACAATGATAATACTTATTTTCCCAGTAACTACCATCGAATTGATAGTGGTATCGTAGCTATCATGGGTAATATCGCCTATCCTGTTCAGACCGCACAGATTGTGGGTCAAGAGAAGGATGAGATGCCCGATCATATTCAGAAGTGGAATAGAGCTTTCCAAAAAGCTGATATTGATTCTTGGAAGAGTTTTGTTAGTGAGATTATTAATTCTGGTCTTTATCTTGAGCTTGATTTTAATATCGGTCAACTTGAGATGGATGTAAGTCGAGAAGGACTACAGTATACTAAAGATGTTATCAAGACTCTGCGTAAAAAGACTCAAGAAATTTACATGGAGATGAAGGAAGAATTCTCCAAGAAAATTCAAGCTGCCAAGAACAAGGTAGAAGCAATTACTTCATACTATACTATGAATGAATTGGCTGGCGGCTGGGGGGTTGGTGCTACTTGGACTGATCCCAAGGGCAAAGATCATTCTATCAACTCTGGCAATGATCTGGAATATAAAATTCCTGCCGGTAAGAGTCTGTACGTTTTTAATTATAAGACTGCTGGCTACCGTTCTCGTCGCCAAGTTGCTCTAACAGACAGAATCCATCACGAAACCCTTACTGGTAAAGGCTCTTACTATTGGAATAACCAGAAGAAGAAGGGTAATATGACTTTCT